GTCCGCCTGCGTGGGGGAGAGGGTGTTGACGAGATAGGAGCGGTCTTCCGGGGCGGGCGTCCAGTCGGTGGCTTTTGATCCTTTTTCGAGCTTCATGTGTTCGTATTTTAGGCTGTTTCCAGCCGTGCTTCCGGCAACGCCTGCATAGATTAATAAGCTCAAGGCGGCGCTGCTGGGTGGCGGGGTAAACGAGATTTGTTGCTTGCTATTGGACACATTTAAATACATCGTTTGAATGAGTTTTGCGTTATTTACATCATAGATCAAAACGGATACCTTGGTTGCGCTTCCGGAAATGACGGAAATTTTGCCTACGCTAAACGTGTATTGCGTATTTTCTAAGCCTGTGTATAGGTTGTTATAATACCAATCACTCGTGGAATTGGCAGTTAAAGTTCTTGATACACTGTCCTTAATATAATTCCGGCTTCCAATTTGCAGCCCATTGATCCCGCTCGTCAAATCCCCCTGCGTCGCCACCTGGTTCCCCGTGATGCTTAGGCTTTTGACGTTGAGGGAGACGTCGCCGTTCTCATCCACCCGGAGCGTGTCCGTCACGCCGTTATTCACCGTTAAGCCCTTTGCGTTGATCAGCCTGCCCTCAATCTCCCCGCTCACCTTCAAATTTTCGCCGATGATCAGATCGCCCATGAGCAGCTTCGCATTCAGGCCGTACATGTAATTCTTCCCGTCCGGCGTGGTCGCGCCGTCGGGCAGCAGGTTTTTACCCAGCACAGTCTCCGTCGTTTCGAAATCGTCCGTGGAGAAGGCGATGGTATTATTTGTGATTTTCAAAACCTCAGGCTCGTAGTCGCCGGTTGGAAGGCCGTCTTCGCCGATGACCGCCCTGCGGCCGTTGATGCCGGAGGCGTCGATGACCATCACCTGGTTATCCGCGTTGACCACCATATTGTGCGTGAGGTTGATCGATTCATCCTTCAGCTCCGCCAGATGGTCGAGATCGTCTTTTTGCTGCTTAAAATCGAAGGTGGTGCGCAGGTATTCCACCGTGCTTGCCGTTTTGGCGATGGAGCCGCCGACGAGATCGTTGAACAGCGCGCTCGGGTCGCTGAGCTTATAGCGGTTGCCAAAGGTGAGGGAGAGGGAGCGGCCGTCATAATCCACCGCCATTTCAAGCAGCAGGAGGCTTGCAATATCCTCCTCGCTTAGCCGGATGTCGATCAGGCAGCCGGATTTGAGCTGGCTGGTTAAGTGGGCAAACTCCTTTTGAAACACGAAGCTCGCGGTTTCCACAGAATACTCATAGCGCGGGGTGGAGATGGTTTTGAGCAGGCTCTGCGCCTTGTTGTAAAGCTCCAGCGCCTGGGCCTGCGCCTCTTCATAGCTCATGTTATCCTGCTTTGTGATGTTCTCTTCTGTATACGCGCCCTGCTGGATGAAGCGGGAGAGCACCTCCATCTCCGCCGGTGTGAATACAGATTCTAAGCGCACCTGTTTTTGGAGCGCCAAAAGCTTGTCGTTCTCTGTGTTGAGCTGTGTTTGAATAGAAGAGAGCGCGCCTTCCGCCGTGCTCAGCGCCGATTTTGCAGCTAGGATTTGCGGGTGAAGAGCTTTGAGATTTGCATTTTTGATATCCTGTGACGCCGTATCGCTGATGATGGCGGATTGCTGCACCTGCAAGTTTGAAAGCTCCTGCTTGAGGCGGGTGATCTCGCCTTCCTTTTCGGCTTTTCGCCCCTGAAGCTTGCTGATTTCCGCACGCTGCACCTGAAAGGCGCTGTTTTCTGAGCTCGTGAGGGCGTCCACATGGGCCTGCCAGCTTTTTACCTTTTCGATCAGCGCGGCGTCCATCCACTCCTCTGTGGCGTAATAGCTGAAGTTATAGATCAAGTTGGTGCCCAGCGGGTTTACGCTGAGGATGTCGAGCCCGTTGCCGCCCTTGACGAGCAGGGCGGTTTTGATCTCGTCGGATTTGGTGCGCAGGGTCAGCCCCTGGAGCACATCCTCCGTGGAGAGGCAGATATCCGTGCGGTTATCGTATTGATAGCGGTCGTAAACACGGATGACGCGGTTCAATATGTCAAATTCAAACAGGCATTCATACGCCTCCTCCAATTCCGTCATGAGGAAGGCATAAACCGTTTGATCGGTTGTGTCAAAGGTGCGGGAGCGCGCGGCAACGGCGGCGGGGATGCCGTCCGTATCCAGCCGCCAGGAGGGGAGGCGCTTCATGATATCTGAGAGCAGGGAGTTTTTCGGGTCGCTGTCGTCTCCGCTGTAAAACCGGTAGGTGCCTTCATAGTAGCCGAGCTGAATGTTGTTCAGCTCATATTCGCAGGAGGAGGCCTCCACGGTTTTGAACGCGTCGTTTCCCTCTTCGGAAACGGACACATCCGTGATGACGAAATAGCCGATTCCATCCACCAGGAGGTAGCGAAAGGGCTCCACCTGTTCATAGACGGGGCAGCGGCACTCCTTTGCGCCGCGCTGGATGGTGAAGGAGAGATCGGATAGATCGTTAAACCGGATATTCATCTGCCGGTCCGAGAGGTTCGAGAGGATGCCGAGCGCGCGGCCATCCGGGTTGCAGAGCGTGATCTGCGGGATTTCAAAATTCCCGAAGGAATCAAATTGAGCAAGCAATTATATCAGCCTCGCAATCCTGTATTGAAATGTGAGCTTCTGTATGTCCCCGGTCGCGGCAAAGCGGTTCAGGCCGGGGAGCAGGCGGAAGAAATTTTTGTTAAAGCTGTTATAGATCGGCTCGGTCGAAAGGGTGGAGCGCACCTCCAGCGTTTCCGGCCGGAGCGTGATGGTGTGCGGCGTGGCGTTGAGGCCGGTAAATGCCGTTTGGCGGTTTTGATCGGTCACGTTTTGCAGCATGACGCTGCCGCCCTGCGTTCCGGTTTGTAGAATAACGTCCGGGTAGAGATAGCCCTTGTAAACGGACGGGTTCTCAAACGCCATCTGCGTGCCGATCTCCGCCGCTTCGTATACGGCTTCGCCATCCTCCCAGCCCCAGGGCGCGTCGCACAGCAGGGTGGCCTTGAAGCCGACCGCTCCATACTTGCCGTTTACGCCGCCCTCGATCTCCTCCACGGCGTGGAACACACAGTTGAGGTAAACGCCGTCGTATTCGTCGGAGAGGGGTTCGAGCTTGCGAAACGCTTTTTCATGAAAAAGCCAGGCGTAAACCTCGCCCACCTCCGCGTCTGACAGCACGCGGTCGGATACGATCTCCACATCGAAAGAGAGCGGCTCCTCCCATGTATCCTGCTGGAGAAAATGGCGGTGTGAAAGCCGGTTATATTGCGTGGAATAGGCGGGGCCGCCCATTCTGCGCCGGTCGGGGGTGAGCTCCACCTGCGCGAAAAACAGCCCCCAGATGGCGGAGGACTGGTTGTTGTAGTTGAAATACTTTCCGGAGAGATGCATAAAAAGCCTCCTTCATCCATCCCCCGGGGCCTGCCGCTCCGGGGGATGTGTCAATATCTGTCGTCTGGTTATTTAGAATCCATTACCCCAAATGCTTTGGGTTGATCGTATGGCCGCTGCGCAGGTATTTCTTATTCGCCTGCGTGAACACCTTTTCCGCAATGCGGTTTTCCGCCTTTTCGAGCGCCTTGACGGTTTCCATATCCGCATTGCCCTCCACGATCACCTTGGAATCGATCTGAATGCAGGGCGCGGCGCCCGGGGCAAAGCCCGCGCCGAAGGCGGAGGAGAGCTTGGCCATGCTTTGGTTGAGGAAGGCGGCGGGGTTCTGCGCGAGGGCAATAATGCGTTCGGTGAGCGTGCTGTTGAGCACCCCGTCGCCGCGTGAAAGGTGGGTGAGCCTGCCCTGCACGGGGTTGCGGATAATTAGCTCCGGCCCGGCCTCGTCCACCAGCGCAAGCTGATCGGAGGGGATGAAGGGGGAGCCGGAGCGGTAGCCCTTCACGTTCTTTTTGTCGACCCACGCGATGGTGTTGCCAATTTTTGAGGTGGTGCCGATGGCAACCTTCCCGTTGGCGATGTTGGTCACGTAGAGCTTCTGGTTCCAGCCCACGCCCGCGTTCTTCGCCATCGTGCTCCAGGAACCCACGCGTTTGCCGGAGGAGGAGGCATAGGCCGCTGCGTCCTTTGTGGTCACGCTCGCTCGCCCACCCTTGACCGGGGCCTTGGCGGCGGACGAACCGCCGGAGGACGCGGCGGGCTTTTGCTGCGCGGCGGCGCTGGGCGTTTTGACGGGCGGCTTGATGTCGCCAGGGTTTTCGGAGATTTTGATGGCGTTTGCCTGCGTGCCGTAGGTTTTGAGCGCATCGGTGGCGGCCTTCCACGCGTCGGTCACGGTTTTGTTGATGCCGTCGCCGTATTTCGCGTTCCACTCCATCAGCTCCTGGTAGACGGTTTCACTGCGGGTCATGATATCCGCCATGGCCTGATCGCGCACCGCGCCCTCGTTATCGAGGAATTCATCAATCTTCTCGATTTTGGCGTTGTTCTGCTCTTCCAGCAGGGCGTATTCCTCATCGAGCTTTTCCTTCTGCCGCTCGATGGACTGCTCTTTTTCGTATTCCTCAAGGTCCTCCTGCTTTTCGGCAAGCTCGGCGCGCAGCTCGGCCTGCTCGCGCTGGGAGGCGGCGCTCGTGTCGGCGGAGAGCTCATTCAGCCGCGTTTCGATCTCTGCGATATCCGCGCGCTTTTTGGCGGCGGTTTTGGCGTAGTCGTCGGCTTCCTTCTGCTTGTCGAGAGCCTTTGCCTGCGCGTCGTAGAGCTTTTTGTAGCCGTCGAGCTCGTCCTCCAGCGCTTTCTTTTTGAGCTCCTGCTCCTTGCGGATATACTTCATGCGCATGTCGACGATATCTTCAATCGCGTCGGCCGCGTCTTTGGCCTTTTTGGCCTCGGCCTCCTGATAGGCCTTGGTCTCCTTGTAGATCTGCTGCTCAAGCTTACGCAGGTCTTCCTTCTTCTTGGCAAGCTTGTTGTAGGCGTAGGTCAGGTCGGCGATCTTCTGGGCCTGGTTGTCATCGTACTTGCCCATGGCCTCCTTGTAGGAGATTTCGTCGAGGTAGTCATCGAGCTGCTGCTTTTCATAGGCTTCGCGGGCGGCGTAGATTTTCTCCTCGAGCTGCCAGCGCTCGGATTCCTTCTTCGTGAGCCTGGATTTCGCGTTTTCCAGGGCTTTGATGTAGCCGAGCTCGTCGTTTTCGTATTTGCCGATGGCTTTGAGGTGCTCGATGCGCTTTAATTCGTTGTCGAGGGCTTCGTTTTTGTAGGCGGTTGAGCCGGAAGAAGTAGATTTTGTCTGGTTTTTCTTGGCCGTATCGGCAGCGCGTTTTTCGTAATCCTGTTTGAGCTTCAGGTTTTTCTTTGCGTCTTCAATTGCCTTTTGCAGCTTTGCGCTTTGCTCATAGCTGGCGGCAAGATCGCTGTCGAGGAAGCTGGCGAGATATTGTTCATAGCTTTCATAACCCTTGCTGTTGTTCCCACGGCGGAATTCATGCTCCGTCATGACGAACTTGTCCGTTTTTGAGGCCACGGTAGCATAGTCGAGGCTTCCCATGATGCCGGCTTCCTGCTGCATGAGGTTGATGCGGTTCTGCGTTTCCGCGAGAGCGGCCTCGCTCATTTTGATCTGTGCCTGAATGTAGCCGGTGCTGAATTGGCTCGTTGCGCCGCTGAGCAGGCTCATCGCGCCTTCTTCGATTGCAAAACCGTCCGCCGTGGCGGTCACATATTGCTGGAGCTCCGGGTATTTGGCGCAGAGATCACTCACCTCGCTGGCGTTTAGAGCTCGTTGGGAGTTAACAGCGCCTTCAATATCGGAAATCTTCTGGTTGGCCTCGGCGAGGGATGCCGTGGCGGTTTGCAGGTTTTCTGCCGCCGACCGGGCCTGTTCGCCGGTTTGCGCCATAGCTGCTAGCTGCTCGACTGTCGCCTGCGCGGAGCCGGAAACGGAATTGAGCTGGCTGGCAAGGTCGTCGCCCGCGATTTGGGCAAGGTTTTCCGCTGTCAGTTCCCCGGCGGCGGCCGCATCGAGCAGTTTATCCTTTGCGTCGTTATCGCCGAGCTTGTTGTTAAACAGGTCGGCGCGCGTTTCCGCGTCGCCGAGCGCGTAGGTAATCTGGTTGACCTTTTCGCGCGCCGCGTCGCCGATTGCGCCGTCGCTGCTCTGCGCAACCTTCTGGTATTCCTCGGCGATATTCAGCAGGTTGTCACGCACGGTCTGGAATTGTTCGGACTGGCGGTCCAGCCCGTCGGTTGACAGGCTATCCGTCCAATACTCTGCGTATTCCTTGGCGGACATGCTCATGTCGTCCATCATGTCCATCTGCTGCTGGGCCATGTCCGGGTCGAACAGCATCATGTTGGAGGCGGATTGCATGGTTTGGCCCTGCGCCATGCTCGCCCCGATCTTTTCCCACCAGGATAGTTTGCCGCCATCCTTGGAATAGGAGGAGTCGAGCCCTTCGGATTCGAGGTTGTCCATGAGCTCCTTGCCGCTCTCGGCCTGCTTTGCTTTGAGCGCTTCGCCTTTTTCCTTGAGCAGGGCGACCTGAGCGGTGAGCTCTTCCCGCTGGCGTTCGAGCTCGGCGGTTTCCTCCTTGTCGGCAAGGGAGGGGTTCTGGATGCTGTTGAGTGTGTTCAGCCGTTCCTCAATCTGCGCGAGGCTGGAGCTTGCGTTGTTGAGCTCCGTCTCGTTTTCCGCATAGGCCTGGTTTGCGTTATCCACCGCCTCCACGGCGCGCTCGTGCGCATGTGTGAGGTAGTCAAGGCCCGTGATGAGGCCGTTGACGGCGAGGGTCACGCCCATGCTGATCGCGCCCGTGAGCGCGGCGGAGGCGACGGACTGGGCGATCATGGAGCCTGTGGAAACCTTGGTCGCCATGCTGGCGGCTAACTGAGAGTTATGGTACTTGTCGATGTCAACGGGCAGGCCGTTGCTTTGCCGGGCAGCTTCTTGGGCGGCTTTGGAGACATTGGTGAGGTGGTCTGCGTAGGCTTCAGCGGGTGTAGAGCCATCTAGGAGCGCTTGATTAAAGTCAATTAGCGCGTCTCTATCTCGATCCAAATTATTACTGAGTTCCGGCGCTGCAATAACCGAACCGGGTGTTGTACTGGAGTCTATACCTTTTGCTTTGAGCAGGCCGCTGCCAGCAGCCATAAGGGATTGTTTAGCGACATCCGTCACGCCGCCTAAAAGATTAAGGTTCTTTCTGTTACTTTTGTGACCATGATGAGATTGTTTTTGACAGTTGCTTATGGAGTTGGTATAATATTCCTGATCTCAGGTGAGAGGCTGAAAACAGGATGAGAGAGATATCATACCAAGTTTGAGAAAGGTGGAATAAAAATGAATGAGGTATATTTTTGTCCAGTATGTGGTTATGTTACTTATGATGAAAAATTATCTGCATTACATATGGGAAAAAAATGTCGTTTCTGTGGATCAGAACTGAAGGAAACTGGGAAGGACCGGAAGTCTTTTTGGCAAAGGTCTGAAGATAGACAAGAGCAGAGGAGACTTTTAAGGCGCCTTTCAGAAACTGTCCGAGAAGAATACTTCTACAATAACCCGCTCTTCGATAAAGAAAAGTATGAGGCTCGTGAGCAAGAAGACCGCGAGTGGGCTGAACGCAACAAAGCCGGCCTGAATCCTCTTGACAACCTCCCGAAATGCCCCACCTGCGGCAGCACCAACCTCTCCCGCCTGAGCGGCGTCGGCATGATCACCATGTTCGGCGGCTTCGGCGTGACGGACGGCAACGCGGGCAAAACCTTCAAATGCAACAACTGCGGCTACCGCTGGTAAAGTCATATTATACATACTGTAAAACAGGGCTTCGAATCAAAACGATCATTTTCAATCAACTCCTTTCCATATCTGTCCGGCAGGCACCGGGCGGCCTCGGCAACGATGCCGGGGCTTTTTTGTTGCGAGCGGCCAGCGGCTTGCTTTGTCCCTTTTGTAGCTGAAAGGGCTCGAATTTTGACAAATGTTTATGCAGTTGGTATAATATTCCTGATCTCAGGTGAGAGGCCGCAATCAGGGTGAGAGATAATATGATACCAAGTTTAAGAAAGGTGACTAAAAAATGAATCAAGTATATTATTGTCCAGTATGTGGTTTTGTGATAAGTGATGAAGAAGCGGATTGCTGGGATCCATCACAAAAGAAAAAATGTCCGGAATGTAAAGGGAAAATGATGGCAACGGGAAAGGAATACAATTCTTTTTGGCAGAGGTCCCCCAATAAGGACGATTGGTGTGACGCTCTTGAGAATTTGGAAGAAACTGTGCGCGAGGAATATGTCTATGGCAATCCTCAATTTAACCAAAAGAAATATGAGAAACGAGAGCAAAAGGATCAGGAGCGCATTGCCCGCAATAAAGCTGGGCTAAGCCCGCTTGATAACCACCCGAAATGCCCCACCTGCGGCAGTGAAAATCTCTCGCGCATCAGCGGCATAGGCACAATTTCGATTTTTGGGAATTTTGGCATCACCAATGGGGATGCGGGCAAAACCTTCAAATGCAACAACTGCGGCTACCGCTGGTAATTGCCGCCTTGCTGATGGCTCCACACCTACCGCATTTATACATATCGTAAAACAGAAACAGCCCCGGTTTCCGCCGGGGCTTTCTTGTTGCGGGAGTTAGCAGACTGTGAGTTGATTGCGGTTTGTTTTATAATATTCTGATTTCCCCTTTTAAAATATCTTTATCTTCTTCAAAGGTCCTAGCCGATGCTGGGGCCTTTTTTTGTCTTTCGAGCAACATTCGGAAGATATTGGGGAACAATGCAATTATTTGAGCAACTTATTATCCATAAAGAGCCCCTCTTCATTTGTTTTGGTCATTACAAAATATGGAATATGATTCGTTCTTTATCCGCAATTATATCCTCAACAAGATACAATTTTTATTGTTCTAAATTTTTATTATTTATTTTTTTGACTGCAATTAAATAAAAAAAATATCTTTAAAATCATTTTTTAAAAATTCTCTAAACCAATTTTATGGGTTTTTGTATTGCTTAATATCCGACAAAATATAGGTAGTTTCTATCGAATTATATTTACAACTTTTGTTAATATGAGGAGATAATAAAATTTTTTTGTCTTATCCACACTCCCTAAAAAAAGATTATATTATCTTATATTAGAAATTAATAAATATCACTATTAGGGGAAAATATGGATCTATCATCTATTACAAGATGACAATATATTTCTAATAAATCAATATCTATACATATTTTGAACAAAAACGTACGCATTAAATTGTAGTGACTTACAGAAATTGGAATTAGTGAATGAAATGTGTTGAAAAATGATACAGGTATGGTTTATTATTGTGGGCGTGGCTCATGACAAAAAGATAAAGGAGAGTTCAAAAATGAAGACAGCAAGTTATCGAGTTGTTCGGATGTCTGTGTGCTATCAAGATGTGGAAGAAGAGGTGATGTACGGAATCGAGGCTATCTGCCCAGAGGAGGGGAAAGTATTAGACCGGGTTTGCAGGATTTCTGAAAATGAGGCAGAGGTTCAAAAGCTCTCTGAGATGATGAATCAGAATGAGCTGTCGCTGCGTCACTTCCGCTGTGTCGTTGACGATTTCAGGCATTAAGCCGGGTTTTGCGTTGCTTTTAGAGCGGGTAGCCTCTGCTCTCACACAGGGGCTTCCATCGGGCTCTCTCATCATGGCGGACAGGTCTTTCAGCCTGCCTCTCGCATTTCATGGTGTTATTGTGCGAGTACGGACTGGATCTTCACCCTCCCCGGTGGGAGGGGAGCAGCTCAGGCCCCAATGTTGCCACTGCGGCCGTTACAGTCTCTACGGATTCCGGGGGCGTTGCCGCCGCCGGCCTTTCCTCGGTCTGAACCACTGCTGGCCTTTAACCGATACAGCTGCTTTCTCTGCCGCATATTACTATGCGGCACAGGCAAACATTTCATTACCTGCACTGCCGCTTGAGGCGGCGCTGAGCTTCCCGCCCAGGGAGATAAGGCCTTGCACGCTGGATAATCCGTCAAGGCTTTCCCGCAGCCGGTTGAGCTTTGCTTGAAACTGCTCTGCTTCGGCTGAATTTTTTTGCATCCAGGCGCTTAGTTGATCGGATAAAACGAGCCTGTCCGTATCCAGCGCCACGGAGAGTGAGAGAGATTGGCCGGATAGCAGGCCTTGCGCCTGCCGCATAGCGCTCATCGCCTGTTCCTGAATTGATGCGGGGTCGATAACTGCCTGGATTTTTAGTTTGCCGCGCTGCGCAATTTCATCGGAGAGCTTCGGGAGTTGCTTTGCGATGGCTGCGGCGCTTTTGGAAAGATCGGCCTGCAAAACGATCTTTGCCGTATCGTTATTCAAACAGGATCACATCCTTTTTTAAGATAGGCGTTTTTGGCTCATTTTAATTTGGCATTGCCGGCTCATTCGTCTGTTGTGCGGAATGCTCCAACACCGCTGCCACGAGTTTTTTCTCATCAATTGATTCTAACTGAGAAAGCCTTTGGGCAAAGGCATGCAGGTCGATGCCGTCGAACGCCCCTTCCCATTGATCGAGCAGACGGGCCGCGCTTTCAAACACGCTGTCTAGCTTTGATTTGCCTGCTGCCTGCTGCCGGAGGAACTCAAGTTTTTCGAGCACCATGCATTCCAGCCGGTCAAAAAGCTTCCAGAGCCGGCGTTCGTCTTCGTCCTTGGAATTATACATGGCGCGGATGCGGGTGAGCAGGTCCATAGCATCCATCATTTCCTGTAATTTCGCAAGGTCCAGAAGCTTGCGCTCGGTTTCCGGCTCTTTTAGCTCCGGTAGGGGCACATTGCTTAAAAATTGCAGGACTGCGCCAAACATCATTACCTCCTGGTATTCTGGAATATAATCGCCCTCTGCTGTGAAGGAAGCCAGCGCGACGCGGTCGATAAAAGCGGAGGTATCCGCAAGGCTCAATGTGTTTTTGAGCTGAACCGGAATTTCATCCTCTCCGCAGCGGTAGAGAATACTAACGCATCCGGCGGGACGCAGCGCCGTGAGTTTTTTTACCTGCGCATTGGTGAGCTTTTTTCGCATGATCGTTGTCTCCTTTGCGATTGGTTTTTTATTGGGTGAGCATGGTAGGGGAATAGGGCGCGGATTGATGGGAGGGTAAAAGCGCCCTTTTTACGGCAGGAATGCCTGTTCCAGCCGTAAAAAGAGGGCTTTTGAAGATGGC